AGTCGGTCGTGTGCTGATGCACCTTCCCGCTCGAATGCTCTCTGGAGGGCCACGTAATCATCAGTTCGGCGTGTCCGACGCTGATGTTCGTCGCAACGCCCAGCGTGTTTCCGGCGGCGGCCCAGCCGCGCCAGAATCCGATGTCGGCGTCTTGATGCCCGCCATCGAACCCACCATTGTCGTTCGCCTTTTCCACGAACCAGGGCTTCGGCATCCGCTTCAGGCCGCTCGTTCGCAGGAACGTGCAGCCGAAGTGCGCCGTCCCGACGCGCTGCACCGGCTTCTTGAACCACTCGTCGCCAACGTCCGTCTTGTCGTCCGGAGACACGCCAGCCGGGGCGAGCATGACGGCGTTCGACTCCCGCTTCGTCTGAAGCGGGGCGATCGCGTCGAAGCCCGAGTGCATGAGGAGGGCCAAGAGAGCCTCCACGGTGCGGGCGGTAAAGATGGTGTCGTAGTCGAACGTCAGGATCACGTCGTGCGTGTCGACGACCTGCTCGAAGACCCGCTGAAGGCACTGCCCCCAAAAGGCACCCGTCACCTTGATGGGTGCGATGCCGTGTGGAGCGAGAGCCTGTGAGACGCAGAAGAAGTTGTCGGTGAAACCAAGGCGCGGGGTCGACATGACCGCCGCGACCTTGAGTTCCGCCTCGACGCCACCAATACGCAAAAGCACGCTTTGCTCCTTGTGTGGAGCGGGCGCGCATCCTTGCGCCTTCGCCGGCCGTCATTGGCCGTCCCGCTGTTCGGGATCAGCCCTTGACCCAGCCGACGCAGCCAGCGTCCGCAGCCGTCACGGGAGCCTCGACGCCGCGGGAGAGCCGGCCGGTGATGACCGTGTTCACCGACACTGCGGGCGTAGCGGTCACCTTCAGGTAACGCTTCCGCGCGCGGGTGTCGACGTCGATCTTCACGGCCGCCATCGACGCGGTGTCAGCCACCGCGGGGATGGTGAAGCCGCCCGTGCCGCCGCCCACGAGGGCCGTCACGTCGGAGTAGCCCGAGCCGGACGCATCCGACTCCTCCACCTTGAGCACAGACGCGAACACGGTCGAGGCATTGCTGGCCCGCAGAACCGTGAAACTGGCGTGATCGTACTCCAGCGTGTCCACCGTCAGGGTCACCGCAGAGGTTCCAACCGCGGTCGGAACCGAGGCGACAACCTTCTCCATCTGAGAATGCAACATGGTTTCAGGTACTCCTAGTTAGTTTCAGGTTCACGAGGCCGCGGTCTTGAGGGCGATCACCGGCCCGGCGAGCGTGTTGTCGCCAAGCGAGTGATGGACGATGTCGAACCTCATCGTGCCCTGAAGGAGCAGTTGGTCAGTCGTGGCGTACACCTGGTCGTACATCCGCACCGAGAAGTCCCGGCGACGGGCGTAGATCGAGGAGAGGCCAAGGTTGCCGAACAGCACCTTGATCTTGCCAGCGTCGGCACCGAGGGTCGTGTCCATGACGTGGACAAGGTTGACCTTGAAGCCAAGGAACGTCTCGTTGACGCCGCCGCCGATCTGCTCGACGGTGTTCCCGCCGGCCGCGTAGCGGAGGCGAGCCATCGAGGCCGCGAAGCCGGCCGGCGAGATGTACCACTCGGCACCCTGCCGGGCGTAGAGCGGCAACTTGCCGATCATCTTCACGAAGTCGGTCACGGTCAGGCTCTCAAAGCCCGTCCCGCCGGTGGCCGCCGTCAGCACGGACGCGCCGTGCGTGCCGTCGTTGATCTTGTTGACCACGCCGTTGATGCCGCCGTACTGGCTGGTGCCGTCGCCGACCCAACCGCACAGGTCGGTCTTGTAGGCCAGCGAAGTCGCGAACTCGGTAGCCACTGCGTCGGCGAGGGAGATGAGGGCATCCTCGACCACCTCGCTCGACATCCGCGTGCCGACCGCCAGTTTCTTGGCGACCAGTTGCACGTTGGAGTAGGTCGGCTCGCTCTCGGTGACGGCCGTGCCCTCACCGACGAAGTAAGCCGTGGTTCCGCCGACGCGCTTCGGCACGATCATCGTGTCGCGGGTCATCGTCACCTTCTCGACGCTCGACGCGGCGAAGGTTCCGTAGTTCTCGACGAGCCGGATCACGCGGCTGGCGAACTCCTCGGGGACGAGGGCACCGCCGGCCGAGTTGGAATTCTCACCGAGAGCCCGGCTCTCGACGCCGTGATCCTTGCACCACCGGATGTCCTCGGCGTTCTTGAACACCGCCGCCCGCAGCCAGCGGCCGCAGCGGTACGCGCTCTCGACAGCCTCGGGGCCATCGTTGAACGCGGAGAGTTGGGTGTGATGGACGCCAAGCGAACGAATCTCGACCTTCTTCTCCTCGGCCTTCGGAGCCTCGGGGGCCACCGGGGCGGGAGCGGGAGCGGCCTTCTCGATCACCGAGCGGAGTTCCGCCTCCTTGGCGGCGATCCGCGCCTCGAAGTCGAGGCCCGCCTTCAGGTCGTCGGCCTCCTTCGAGAGACGGCCGAGGTCAGCCTGCTGCTCCGCCGAACGATCCTCGATGGAGAGGAGTTCGGTCATCTGGGCGGCGACAGCCGCGGCACGATCCTGAAGACGCTTGAGGTTCGAGGGCATTTTTGGCCTGCTCCTGGTTGAGCCGGCCAACGCGATCCAAAGCGGCGGCCGGCGAGTGTTTCTCGCTGGCGCGCCGCGACCGCTGTCGCTCGCACCGTCCTTCGCGGCGTCCACCGCGAAGCACTGATGTCTATATCGGTAGCCTACACCGCGGAGGTGTCGGCGTGCAACCGAGTCGCCAGCAACGTCGCCTTGAGGGCGGCGGCTTTCGCCATCGCCTCTGCCGCTTCGTCGCGCTGCTGCGTCTCCTCGGCGGGTTGTTCCTGCGGCTTCTCGTCGGTCTTCTGCTCTGACATTCTGTCCTCTGGGATGATCCACAACTTGCACACCGCATCCTGCGCGATCTCGCCCGAAACGATGTAGCACGCGCCTTCAGTCTCGAAGAAGACGCAGTTGCGGCAGGCGATGCCGTTCTTCGCAAACGGGTTTTCGCTGACGTAATGGGCGGCGGCGGGCATCCACGGCCCCATCTCTTCGGCGATACCCTCGTAGGCTTCGGCCGTCGCGAGGTCGCGCTCCGACAGAACGCCGGAATACTCCTCCTCGACGCTCTCTTCGTCGATGTCTCGCTTCTCGCCCATCTGGGCAACCTTCATTTCGCTCCACCGCCACGCCGGATCGCCGCCCCAGAGCATCCAGGCGGTGTAGCCGGGCGTCTCCTCGCCCTTCTTCGACCAGCCAGCTTTCTTGTCGACCCTGTGCCGACGGAACCAGGCCCGCATTTCGCGGACGTGGGCCTCGGTGAGGGCGTCGCGGGAGGCGATTTTCTTTGCGCGGGCGACGGTTTCGGGCTTCAAGCCGTCGCCGGAGCGTCCTGCCTCGTGCAGAGCGAGCCCGCGCTTCGCTGCCGCGGCCATTCCAGCCGTCGGAACGAGCGAAATGACCGATTCTGACCTATTTTCGGGCTTTGCGACGGGGACTGTCACTGACTCGTCCGTATCGGAGGCTTCAGCCTCCGATACCGGCTGCGCCCGTCGCGTCACCCACCGCAAACCGCTGTCTCCGCCCGCCAACTGCCACTCGACCCACGCCGGCGTGCCGTTCCAGCCCTTCGCCTTGGCTTCGAGGCACCGCTTGTAGGTCGCGGCGAGGTATTCGCACTCCTCGACGCTCACAACCTCGCGGCAGGCGATGCGATCGGCGAGCGCGACGAGCGATTGATCGACGCCGTCGTGCCGTTCGGCCAACTTCAGGCCGCGCTTGGCCGCGTTCGCCATCGTCTGCGACGGCCGATAGTTCTCGCCGAGGGCCATTTCAAGGGCTCGACGGCTCACCACGACGCTCGACGCGGCGTAGGCGGGCCGAACCACGGGGCCGACGTCCTCCAAGAGGGCGACGTGGCGCACTTCGCGGCACTGCATCCCGCGATCATCGCGGCTCCAGCGGTCGCCGGAGCCGTCTTTCTTGATCGCGAAGGCGAAACTGGAGCCGACAACCGTCCGATCCTTCACCCACTCGACCACGTCCTTGCCGACGGAGGTCTTTTCGTTGGGCGAGAGTTCGTACCGCAGGCCGTAGCCGTCGGCGGTGAGTTTCAGCGTGCCGTTCGAGGTGCGCCCGAGGAGCAGATTCCGGTCGTGATTGAACACGCCGATCACGTCGGGGTTCGTTGAGAGCACGTCGTCGAAGGCGTTCGGGTGGATTTTCTCCACAAACCCGTTCAAGACGCGGCTTTCGGTGTTGAAAACGGCCGCGTAGCCCGCGATCACGGGCCGCTTTTCGCCGTTTTCGGCCTCTCGGTACTCGACCGTGGCGTCGGAGAGGGTGATGCGACGTTCGATTTCCATGTCAGACCTGCACCGAGAGGTAGTTGTCGAGGCCGATCTGCTCGATCACCTTCTGCGTAGCCTCGATGTCGCGGATCGACCCCTCGCTGCCCTCCAGCAGGTCAGCGAAAACAAGGGCAGAAAGTTCGTCGCCGACGCTGCGGGCCGTCAGAATGTTGGCCCGCTCGACCTCGGCGGCCGTCGACTCCAGCGTGAGGTTCGCCGCGAGGATGCCGTCGAAGTCATGCCGGGGCCACGACGGGGCATCGTGTTCGTAGGTGGGCTGAACGTCGTAGTATTCGAGCCGGTCCATGCACTTCTTGAGGTGATCCCGCTCCTCGGCGGCATCCTCGCCGTATTTCGCGGCGAGTTTCGCGTACCCCCAGCGGCCCAGATGCTCCGCGAGAGTCTGGTAGTGCTCGATCGCAAGCAGGTGGAGGCGAACGGAAGCCTGGAGGGCGTCGATGACGGTCTGGGCGGCGGCCGGCATGGCTAAAACTGGTGCTTGTCGCACCATCCTTGGGTTGCTGTCTCGTACTTCTGTCCACTCCGGTGGCACTCCAAGAGGAGTTCGCGCGACCTCGCGGCCCACGCCACCACGAATTCGTCAATGTCTCGGCCGGTAGCCTCTGCGGCGTCCCGCAACTCGTCCCGCATCCTCGTCTGCACGGTGTCGAGCCACGCGGCGAGTTTCTCAGGCTTGTTCCTACGTTCCAAGATACCGTCGGACTCGACCCCAGCGAGCCGTCGCAGGTGCGTCCGGAAGACGACTTCGGCGTCGGAGGCGTCTCGCAACTGGGCGCTGGCGGCCCCGACGTCGGGCGGCGGGGTGCCGTCGGAGGGCGAAGGAGCGACGTCCGACTGACCGACGGAGTCGGTCGCGGACGTCGCGGCCTTGCCAGTCGGATTCTCCGGCGTGAATGCCGAGAGGAGTTGCATATTGACCTGGATG